GTATAGCAGTAGTAAATAGCCAATACTAAAAGAATTAATAAAACTAAAATAATTTTTTTATCCATTAAAATAAATTATAAAATAATTATATGTAAAAAATATATCAAAAAACATAATTAATTGGGTCATCATCATCACGACCGGACCATTCAATCTCCGGATTCCAAGGTCCCTTGCGATAAATTTTCTTAAGTTGAAAATCAACTTGAAGATATTTATTTAATTTCAAAATATCAGAAATTAATGGATATCTTGTGATATAGTCAAAAACACGACCATTAACATTAACTATCTTTAAAAAATTATTTTTAGGAAAATTTTGGATATTTTCGAAAATATATTTATTTAATGGAAATAGCTTATCATCGGTAAACCAGGTTTCAAATTCATTAATAAGTTCTGGATGCGGGATTTCCGCAAAAGTTAATTTTGACCGCATCACATTGAAAACTAGATGTTTGTTTTCTTTCATATATTTGTTATAATAATTAAAAACATATAAAAATAGAAATTTATTAGAATTTACCATTTGAAGAAACTTTTCTTCCGGTTTATTACTAAGATTGTTAAACAAGTAATTTTCAAAATGAAAGTAGTTTACCTGATTATTCATTTCATTAATATCAAAAGAAGATACAGCATCCATTGAATTAAAGATTGGGAAAAGAACAATTTTCTTAAATTTGGTATCAACATAAACATTATCAATCATAGATAACTTTTTCATAAAAGGAGTATAAATTACATAATCAAATAAACTCCTTTTAATATTGATAAGACTAATCCACTTAAAAATCTGACCCGTTCGTAAATTTGGATTATTAAGATAAAAATTAAAATTCTCATTGAAATCAATATTTTTAGTTTTATCAGAGTAGGATTTAATATAATAGGCATAATGATTTTTAATATTAAGAATTTTAATCGGGTCTATTTCATTATGCAAATCTTCAAAATATTTATCAATCTCGGAAATAATTTCGTAATCATATATTAGTTCTGGTTTTACGGAATCATATGTATAATAAATTTTAGATTCAATAATACTTCCAAAGAATTTATAAACACTTTTTAGTAAAAGCTTATTCTCATTGATTTTAGTCATAAATTCTAATGATGGTGTTGTAGTTAGATTATACTTGCAATAATTATAAAAATGCGCATAGGAAGTATCTATGTAATTAAAATCAGTGACTTCTGTCTCGGACTTAAAATATGGCGCAATCACAATCTGCTTGAAATGATAATCAATGAAAATATTAGTATTCCGCATAACCTTGTACTTTAAAGGAGTGCAAAAAAGATAATCAAACATTAGTTTATCCTTATTGACTTGGGTAACTATAGTGGAAATATCTGTATGAGGATTGATTAAAAAATTTTCAATCTTGTTATTAAACTCTTGGTAGGAGGGCGAAAGAAACATTCTTTCGAAAGTATAATATGTTTTATCTTTAGATGACATACAAATGTGAATGGTGATTTGGGGGATAAATTTTCAATTTTTTTATTCTTAAAAAAATTACTGGATAAAAAAATGTATTTTAGCAGGGCAACTTTTTACAGATAAATTAATTAAAATAGTCCCGCTTTACCAACTATATTATTATTCATCCGCCCCTCTCTCCTTCAATAGCTTATAAATCTCTGGATTTTCATAAATTAGCGCCATCCGGGTAGCATTAAAACCAGAAATATCTTTAGTTGTAAAATTGGCCCCATTATCAAGAAGAAGCTTAACAATTTCATAATTACCATTTTTACAGGCATACATTAAAGGCGTAATACCTTTGTTATTGATTATATTAATTTGAAAAGAATTTTTTAGCAGAACTTTCAGTGTTTCTAACCAATTTTTTGCAGTTGCTGTCAAAATTACTTTAAATTCATCATCTTCTTTATAACCATAATCGATAAAGAGTTGTATCATATCTCTTCTTTGATACTGGCAAGCTACATAAAATGAATTTTGTCCCATGTAATCCTTCTGATAAATATCAACCTTATTGTCAAGTAAAAATTTAAAAATATTAAAATTATAGTTGATTATTGAATTGGTTAAGATGGAATTAAATATTGGATTGATATAATTAATATTTCCACCCTTTTCGAATAAAAGTTTAACCATTTCATAATTATCGTGTGTTGATGCCCACATTAACGGAGACCGTTTATTTTCATCTAGAATATTAGGAGAAGCATTATGATTTAATAATAGCTTTACAATATCTAGTTTATTACTAATACTAGCTGTAATTAATGCATTATTAATATTATCCAAAGTTATTTTGTGTTCAAGTAGCATTTTAACAATTTCTAATTTTCCCAAATATGAACTTTTTGATAAGGCATTAGATTTATATTTATTGATATAATTAGGGTCGGCACCGTTTTCAACAAGAAGTTTGGCGATTTCTAAATTAGGATATTCACCACAGGCTATATATAATGCCTCATCCAAATTAACAGATTTATCATCACTAATCAAATCTTTTAGTTTTTTGTAATTTCCTGTACAAGTATAATAATTAGCTGAAAATAGATTGGAATTCATATAAATGTTTAAATTAAGATATAATATTATTTTTATCAATTTTTTTAATTTTTTTTATATAAGATAAAAAAAATTAAAAAAATTACTGATAAAAAAAATTTATTTTTTTTAGATGGCAATTTTTAAAAAATTAAAAAAATTAAAAAAATTACTGATAAAAAAAATTTATTTTTTTTAGATGGCAATTTTTTATTTTGACCAATATTGAGGCCAATAAAAATATATATAAAAATTATTTTCCCTATAATCTTTATATATCGCTGAAAAATCTACTCTTTGCAGTTAAAAAATCATATACATCTCTCTTTCAAGTTAACATAACTAATTTAAATAACCAAATAAAAAAATGGCATAATGAGGTACCTAGTATTAAACCATATTATGCCGTGAAATCTTTACCATACCCGAGTATTCTAAAACACTTGGCACATTCCGATGTAAATTTCGATTGCGCGAGCAGTGGCGAAATTGAAAGTGTTTTAAAATATTCTTTTCCTCAAAACATAGTTTATGCAAATCCAAACAAATCAAAAGACGATATTATTTATGCAAGTAATAAAAAAGTCGATTGTATGGTTGTCGATTCCATAGAAGAAATCAAGAAAATGGATTGTATTAATCCAAACTTGAAAAAAATTATTAGAATTAAATCATACGAGAAAGACTCGGATATTAAATTTAATTCTAAATTTGGAGCTTCTAATGAAGAAGTCTTTCAAATGCTAAACTATTTAAAAAACAATAAAAAAACTTTTGAGGGTTTTTCCTTCCATGTAGGGTCAATGTGCAAAAACATTGAGGCTTACCCATTAACCATTAAAACCATAATGGATAATTATTATAATTTTTGTGAAAATAACAAAATGCCAATCAAAACGATAGATATTGGCGGTGGCTTTACCCATGATATGGATTTAAGACCATTAAATAAATTACCGGTAAATAATATTAAATTTATTGCAGAACCGGGTCGCTTCTTTTCGCAGACAGCGATTGATTTATACTGCAAAGTGATATCGGTTAAAAAAAGAAACAACTGCTATCACATAACGATAAACGATTCCGTCTATTCAACCTTCAATGGAAAGATATACGATGGACAGAAGTTTAAACCCATCCCAATGTATAATAATGATGAGATGGTTGATTGTGTAATTTTTGGTCAAAGCTGTGATTCAATTGATGTGATAGTTCAACAGTGTAGACTACCGCTTCCCAAATTGGATGATGTAATAAAGTTTGAAGCGGTTGGGGCATATTCGTTGAGCAATTGTGAAGGGAGATTTAATGGGTTCCAGAGAACGAAGGAGTTAAAGTAAAAAAATTGATTAAATTTATTATTATTAATATTTTATTTAATTAATGCAAACAAATAACACTGTGACTGTAACTGTAACAAATGCCCAAACGGCACCAGCACCAGATAGACTACCATATTTAGCAAATCCAGATATTGAGGCGGAAGCGCGCTTAAGAATTGCTTCTTTAAAAGCCAAAGCTAAATCAGAGGCTCAAGAGGCTGAAATGAAAGCTCAACAAGAAGCTGAAATCAGAAACCGCCTTCATAAAGATGAGTTAATTAAATTAAAGGCTCAAGAAATGGAAATTAGAATTGCGGCGGAACGCCTGGTAATGGTGGCTGAAGCAAAGAGAGCTATTGATGAACGTGAAGAAAAAATCCAAAAGGAAATTGAACGTTTAAATAACCGGACGGAAGCAGAAATTTTGAAAGAAGATATTGCCTTCTTGCAAAATGAGATGTCATCTTTAAAGAACAAACTTAGTTGTACTTTTCGAAACTAATGAAAGATTAAATGAAAGGATTAATAAGAAATTAGCCATTCCAAAAATTGATTTCGAAATTAATGAAGAAGAAATTGAGGAACATTATTCAGTTTTAATAAAATGGTTTATTGAAAATTTACCAAATAAAATAAAAGTCAATAAGGATACTGTAAATCAATTTAAAATTCCCCTAGTAATAAATGATGTCCAAATAGATAATCTGATAATTATCAAAAATAATCAGCATGTTTATCCTAAGATGGATTTACAATTATACTTGAAAAAAAGAAATATAAATATTTGGGCTGGATATAATAACTTTAATAAAGTTGAAATATATTATCAGTTTTTAATTTAATATAAAAATTGATTTATTCACATCTAATATACATTCTTTTATATAATGACCGAAGTAACTTTTCAATGGAATTCAGGAGGAAATGATGTAAAAATAGCAGGTTCTTTCAATTGTTGGAAGCCTGAAAATATGATTAAGACTGGAGAAAAATGGATTTATAGAAACAAATTACCCTCAGGGAACTATACTTATAAATTTATTGCAGATAGTAATTGGTATTACGACAAAAAACTACCAACGATGGTAGACGAAAAAGGTATTACTAACAATATTATGGTAATTGATAATAATAATTACAAAGCTGCCTCATTGATTTCAATTGTTAATAATAATCTTGAGTTAAAGAATATTATTAATAATTTCAAAGCCTACAAAGATAATAACATTAAAGTGGTTAGTATTTTGGGGTCCGCAAGAATGGGCAAATCTACGCTACTTAATACTATCATTTCAAAATATACCAATTATAATAATAATGTTTTCACAACCAGCAAAAGCTCAACCAATCACTGTACCAACGGTATTGATTTGATATATGTTCCTGGTATGAAAATAGTTTTTTGCGATGTTCAAGGTTTAAATCACGATAACAGTGCTAATGACCCAAAACTTTTATTGATAACTTATCTAATGTCAGATATCATTATCTTTACCGAACCAAAAATGTTAAATAAAAATACTCTAACAAGTCTTTCACCATTAGCATCTTTTTTAACTTACCTGGATGCTAAACAAATTGATGATAATGATTCTAAACCATCTTTAGTTTTCAGAATTAGCGATTTTACTCTAGCTGGTAAACCTCAAGAAAACCTGGATAAATTACTTACTGAAAATAACGACCAACATAAAAATTTAATTATTAATATGAAAAAGTTATTCAAAGATATCAAAGCATTTAAAACCGAACAATTAGATAGGTCTGAGCTTAAAATGTTAGATGGTAATAATTTTATTGGTCTGTTAGAAAGTAATGAAAATGGATTTAATGCTTTCATTTCTGAATTAAATGAATATCTAGATAAAATACCATCTAAAATTAATTTTGAAAAATGGTATGCTAATTTAAATAAATTTATTGGTGAAATTAATGCCAACAATAAAATAGATTTTAATAAATTAGATATCTATTATCAAATTGCTGAAAAAGAATTATTAGAATATGAAAATGACTTACGGAAAAATAAAAAGGAGTTATTTACTGTTATAACCGTAGACCATACCCAAAAAGATTTTATTGAAAAAATTAAAAGTCGTGTTGACAAACGTGATGAAGTTCAAAAAGTATTTAATTCCAAATTTAAAGTAGTTAATGATAACATTAAAAAGAAGCATTATGGCGAATTAATGGATGATATTAATAAACATATAACATTAGCCTTGAAATCAAACTATGACCAGGGGATGAAAATAATGACTGATTATATTAAAACATCCTTCCAAAAAAATATTATTAATGAATTAACCCTTCAAGTAGGTGATTTGGATTTAACAGAAAGTGAAAAATATCTGAAAACTATGGATATTAATGAAGAAGTTAATAAAACTTTTAATATTTGGAAAGATAAAATTAATTCAAATTATAAAAAGAAAAAGAAAGCAGTTATCGAACTACAAAAAATAGAAATAGATAAATATAAAGTTAAAATGGAAAAATATTTAACAGATTTTACTGGTTCAATTAGAGATGTGGTGTTATTAAAAAATTTTAAGGGAAAAAATTACGATGCTACCAGTATAGATGAAATAAGTAAATTTCTATCGAAAACATATGATAACTTTAAACTAGAAATTAAAAATACAGCTTTTAATATTTTTAATGATTTCAGCAAAGGTATCATTCAGTATATGATGATTGTTGATATTGATAAAAGTAAACCTACTTTTAACGATTTCGATATTATATTTGAAGTTAAAAATAATGACTTTACTATTAACTATAAATATTTTAATGAGATTAGCGAAAAAGCCAAGAAAATGCTTATGGAAATGATTGATGGAGATGAAATTAAAAAGTTTTATAAAACAAAGAAACAACAGTTATTATCAAATAATAAGTTTTACGACGCAAGAAGTTTTTCGGGAGATTTTTCCATAATTAACAAGGATATATGTAAATTTAAAAGAGATAATGATGAGTATACATTTATTCCAATTTATAAAGTTAAAGATAAATATTTAATTAATCAAACTTGTGAGGAATTGTGTAAAAATAAAATTATTTTGAAAACAAAAAATGGAATTATATTTGGGGGAAAAGTTTATGGTTCTTTTTTAGATTTTTTCAATAAAAATCTTTGTAAACAATTTAAAATTAAATGGGAAGAATTAATCATTAAAAGAGAAAACTATAAAACATATTCTTTACTGAAATCGAAAGAAATTAAAAGAGAGAAAAGGAAAGCAGAGAAAACTAAAATTGATGTTCAAGTCATTAAAGCAACCATAAAAACTGGAACTAAAACACCATCTAAAAAAGCCCAAATGACAAAGTGATAAAAATTGATTTATTAAATTTTTCTAAGATATTATTATATTTAATGGCTTTAGGTTTAATTGTCAATACATATAAAGATTTTTTTGAAGAATTTTTTACTGAAAATAATTCAAAACCATTTGTAAGGGGTATAAATAAAGTTACTAATGAAAAATTAATAACTTTATTTCTCAAATACAAAGGTAATGAAATTCCTCATCCAAGATTAGGTAATCCAAATTGGTATGCTGATAGAGGTTTGATTTTAAATAGCTATCCAAGATTAGGTAATCCAAATTGGTATGCTGATAGAGGTTTGATTAATGATATTTATGATAGAGATTGTATGAATGATAAACATTTCCAATTAAAAGATGATATATATCAACCTTTATTTGATGATAACATTAATGTATTTTACAACGAAAATAAAAATACATTGTATATTCATTATGGTCAAACTATGCATCCTGAAACTAAAAGTAGAGATGGTGGAAATATTTTTAAACTTGATTTTGTTAAGAAAACTAAAAAAAGAGACTATAAATTTAAAAAAGAACTGGAAATTAAACATATGACATTTTTAATTGAACAATTTAAAAATAAAAATAGTGAACAAGAAAGACAAATCGAAAGACTATCAATGACACAAAAAGAAATGGAAAGTAAAATAGAAAGGTTATCACTGGTGCAAAAAGAAATGGAAGTTAAACATAATGAGCTAGTTAATAGACTTTTAGATAGGATTGTTGAATTGAGCGATAAAAATTGATTTATTAAATTTTTTATCAAGTATCTTTATCTTAATGTCGACAAGTCAAACCTATGATAATGATTGTAATTTAATAAAAGAAATAGAAGATATTAATGAAATAAAAGAACTAGTATCAAAATATAAAAAAGAAAGAGATTATAACAATATGATTTTATATTTAGAATTAGCAATAAAGAAAAATGATGTTGAATCAATGATATCTCTTGCTAAACATTTTGAAAAAACAGAACCAAAAAAATATGAAAGCAATATGTTAATGGCTATAGAAAAAGATAATATAGACGCTATGAATAATCTAGCTTATTTTTATCAAAAAAATGGGAATATGGAAGAAGGTAAAAAATATTTCTTAATGGCTATTGAGAAAGGACATACGACATCTATGTGGATGTTAGCTAATCTATTTAAAAAAGAAGGTGATATTGAATCAATGAAAAAATATAATTTAATGGCTATTGATAAAGGTGATGAAATTTCGATGTATAATTTGGCTATTTACTACCAACACAATAATGATTTACCCAATGCCAAAAAATATTTTTCAATGGCAAGCGCAAAAGGTAATAAATTAGCAACCGGGTTTTTAACTAAAATTGAAGAATACGAAAAGTCTAAATATTTTAGTTCTAAATTTAATACTGAAGTTTTAGAAAAATATCTAATTAACTCCTGGATGCAAATGGGAAATATATCCATTCAAATGCCAATTAATTTGAAAAACCAGATTAAAACAAAACAAGATTTGGAAACAATCATCAATAATATAAATAACGAGATTGGTAATTTCAACCAATACCGCAATAATCTGGGAAATGTTCAGAGATTATTAGTACATCTTAATTCGTTAACTAACAAACTTGGTTTAAATGTTATGAACCATAATTTTGGGAAATATGGGGTGTAAAAATTGATTTATTTTATAATTATCCTAAAATATGTAATGTATATGAGCACTTATGGCAGAATACCGTTTGAAGAACTTGAAAAATTACCTAATTTAAATATTTCTTACGATGGAATAGAAATACCGAATTTTAATTTAAATGATATTAAAAAACAATTTTTTGATAATTCAGAAGAAAATATTATTCATGTTTTTATTAACGAAAGAATAATAGATGATAAAGATATTGATAAATATTATGAAATATTAAATGATAATATAAAAATTAATCATTTAGACCGCGAGAAGATAAGAGTTGTAAGTTATTGTGTGAATGGAAATACAAATAATATATTCGAGCGAATAATAACTGAGCCATTATTTATTAAAAAACTAGAAACATATAAATTAAAAAAAAAATATTCTGATATTTATATAATTGATAATTTTGGTAATATTCATCAAATGAATAAAAAAAAATATATTAATTTTGCTAGAAATGGTGGTTATAATGATGGTCTTTTTTATCCTTCTCCTGGTAATGTTGATAGTCTTTTCATATATTACGATAGCTTATGTGAACAAAAAATAAATCAATTTGGTCCTGATAAATTTTGTCAACTACATTATTTAAATGTCGGAATTAATATTAAAGATATTAGTTATCTTAATATAGAGAAATTTTTTGATTATCCTAATTGTATTCATACTATTAATCCTGTTCATATAAATTATAGATCACCTCAACAACAAAGACTGTCTAATGATTTTATAGATAAAATTAAAAAAATTAATATCATTGAATTAGATAAAATGATAGAATTAATTGAAACATTTAAAGTGGAAGATAGAATGCTTAAAACAGAAACATATAAAAATTTAAAACTAGAATACATTCAACTAAACCAAAAAATAGATAAACTAGAACTACTACTAGAAGACCAAAAAATAGAAAACCAAAAAGAAATGGCTAAAATGCTCAAAACACAAGAAGACAATAATACCAAACACGCTGAATTAGTTAATAAGCTTTTGGATAGGATTGTTGAATTGAGCGATAAAAATTGATAGATATTAATTTTAATTATTTTATTAATGGTATATGCAAGGAAAAAATAATATTCCGAAAGTTAAAAAAGAAGAAATTTGGGCACATTATATTGGGGATATCTATAAAACATTGTGTTTATGTTGTAATCTTAATGAAATTTCTCCCTTTGATTTTCATACTGGTCATATCATAGCAAAATCAAAAGGTGGAGAAATGAATAAGGAAAATTTAATACCGATATGTCATAAATGTAATTTGTCTATGGGTAATGAAAATATGATTGATTTTATGAAAAGATGTAAATATAATATTGAAAGATTAAAAATTAAAAATATAAATCTAGAGAAACCCAAATTAATAATAAAATTAAAAATGAGAAATAATCAATGGGGTAATCATAAACAAGTTTTTGATACCATAAGATATACTAAAAAAATTATTTGTCCATGGGGTCATTGGAAAAGTTCAAATAAATTATTTGAAGAAGGAAAATTTAACAATGAAAAATTTTCAAATATATTTATTAATGATTTAAAAATTAATGAATTAGTTTGTTTGTTTGATAGAAATTATGATTATGCATTAATATTAAAGATAACTAGTGATATAATTACTGAAAAAGTTAAAGAAATTATCCTATTAAGAAATAATAAATGCAATCATAAACCTATAGAAAAAGACTGTGATAAATGTGGTGATAGTAACATTGAAATGGTTTTTACAGATAAATATTTTAATGAAAATCACAAAGAGTTTATAAAATATCTTAATGAAGATTATCATTTTGAAAATATGTATGCTATTCTTAGAAAGGTAGAAATTATTGGAAGAATAAATACAAAATGTGAATTTTACGAAAAAGGTAAAGCTATGCAAGGTTCTATTTGTAGAGCTAATTCTGAAATTTTAGAAAGTGATGTTTATTCTGATGAAATTATAAAAATTCAATCACAAGATATTGTTATTGATAAAATAAGTAAGGATGGTGATAAAATAAAAAAGGCTATTGATTTATGAAAATTTGTAGGTTTAGTAGTAAATAAAACTCTAATCCATAAAATTTATTTCGTGATTTTTATTTGGTATTCTTTTTAGATTATTATCTAAATCATTATTAAAACATATTTTGCAAATACTATAATAAATTTTATAATAATAATAAGGAGCATATTTTTCACGCCCACAATCACAACACTTTTTAATTTGTTTCCATAAATATTCTTTCCCTTTTTTACTTGGTAATGGTGAAATTTCTCCTTTTACTTTGAAAATTATTTTATTTTCTTTAACTTCTATATTTGTTTTCTCGTTTTCATTAATCTCTTTTGAAAATTCATTAATATTAATATTTATTTTATCTTCTATATGAGTACATAAAAAGTCATTCACTTCACTAATTTCTTTAAAATAATTTAATAGAACCTGATAATTTTTATCTTTTTTATAAAAAAATTTTTTACATTGGTCTGGATGTTGACTTAAACTAATTAGAATAAATAATTTCCTGTCTTTATCATCATATCTTTTAATATAATTAAATTTACTATTAGCATAAACTTTCGGATTTTCTTTTAACC